CGATAAGGGTGTTCGGACGATGCTCCGGCAGGAAGTTACTGCTGAGTTCTTCTCTGCCCCACAAAGGGCGTTGCTGGGCGCTGACGAGGCGCACTTCACTGGCCCGGATGGTAAGCGCATTTCTCCCCTCGAGGCGCTTATTGGTGGCATGTGGGCGCTGCCTGACGTGTTCGATGAGGATGAGCAGAAGCTTGTTCGCCCGGACATCAAGCAGCTTCAGCAGGCGTCCATGCAGCCGCACTCTGAGATGATGCGGACCATCGGATTGATGGTGTCGTCTGAACTGTCCATCCCGGTTGGCTATCTCGGAATCATTCATGACAATCCGTCGTCTGCTGATGCGATCCTGGCCAACGAGTCGGACATGGTGGCGATGGTCGAGTATGAGCGGGATCTGAGCTACAAGATCGCTCACGAGAAGCTGGCCCGGACGATCCTTGCCGTCAAGTATGACGGGATCTCGGATGGCATGGCGGCTGAGTTGCGCGGACTGACGGCCAATTTTGCGAACGCTGGCACACCTACTCGTGCTGCGCGCGCTGATGCTGCCTTGAAGTACAGCACGACGTTCCCGAATGGTGACCCTGAGGTTGCCATGGAGGAATACGGGCTGTCGAAGTCGCAGATTGAGCGGAACCTTGAGTACGCGAAACGTGCGGCATCGTCCGCCCGCCTTGATGCTCTCGTGGCCGCTTCCAAGGCATCAGCGGCGCCCGTATTTAGCTCTGGCGCGTAGCGATGGCCGATCCGGTCATTGAGCAGTTCCGGGCCGCTAATGCCGGGCTGTCCAAGCTGGTCCGTGATGAGCTGGCGGGATTCTTCGGCACACTCGATCTGGCTAAGCCGGAAGCGGTGCGTGACGCGCTGCTGGAGTTCATTCCGTTACTGGTGTCCGAGTATGGCTCGGTGGCCGAGTCGCTGGCTTTGGACTACTACAACGAGCTGCGGGCGGCTTCCGGTGCGTCTGGAGTGTTCCGGGCTTCTGCTGCCGGCGTCTCCGGAGTCCCCGCGGTGGCCGTGGAGTCAAAGGTGCGATACCTTGCTGGCCAGCTCTGGACCCCGGATCCCGCATCGATGCTTGGTGGCCTGCTACTGGCGGCTGACAAGTACGTGAAGCAGCCGGGCCGGAATGCGATAGCGCAGAACGCTGACCGCGAAGGCGTCGCATGGGCCCGCGTGCCGTCCGGCGCCAAGACGTGCGCCTGGTGTCTCGTGCTGGCATCGCGGGACGCGGTCTATGCCTCTGAGAAGTCCGCGCTGACGCGTGCGGATGGCGAGAAGTATCACGGCAAGTGCGACTGCATCCCGACGCGCATCGCCAGCGCCAAGGACTACCCACCCGGATACCTGCCCGAAAATTACTACTCCATGTACCAGTCGGCCCGTGATGAGGCCCAGTCCGGTGACCTCAAGGACATCTCTGCCGCTTTCCGCAGGCTCCACCCGGACGCCGTGACTGACGCCGTCCATATCCACTAGCCGCACTCGCGGCCCCCACACACTCCCTTCCGTGCGATGCGGCGGGGTCTTTCGCCGTGCGATGCGGCATCCACTGAAGGAGTCAAGCAATGCCTGATCCAATCACGCCCCCCGCCGCCGTCGTTCCCCCGGTTGTTCCGGTGGTTACGCCCGCAGTTGTTCCTCCGGTTGCTGTTGAGCCGGATGAGTCCAAGCTGGGCGACGCTGGCAAGGCTGCCTTGAAGGTTGAGCGCGATGCTCGCACCAAGGCTGAGTCGGATCTGACGGAAGCCAGGGCCGCACTTCAGAAGATCGAGGACGCCAAGCTGTCCGACATCCAGAAGGCGCAGAAGGACGCTGACGATGCTAAGGCCCGAGTGACTGCCTTGGAGTCCCAGAACGCCCGACTGTCCGCACTGGCGACCCACCCCGTCCCGGAAGAGTACCGGGATTTGGTGACCGGGACTGACGAGGCCAGCTACCTCGCGTCTGCCAAGAAGATCTCCGAACTCTACGCCCGCGCCGAGGGCAAGGCCCAAAAGGTTGGCGTAGTGCATGACTCCGGCAACCGCAATGGCGACGGTGGTGGCGGGGCGGGAACATCCATTTCCGCAGGCCGCGACCTATACGCATCCAAGCACCCCAAAACTTCCTAGGAAGGATCCATAATGCCCCGTCTTACTACTGAAACTTACGGCAGCGGCAACCTCGCATGGATCGGCTCCGGACATGCCCTTGGCAATGCCCGCACCGAGACTGTGAACGTTGGCGCTTTCACCGAGGCAACCCACTACCCGGATGGCTACCTGCGCTCCGGCCAGCCTGTCGCCAAGGTGGCCGGCCTTCTGGTGCCTTACGACGCGACCGAGGCCACCGTTACCGGCGCTGGCATCCTCGCCGGCCACATCCTGTTCGATCTGAAGGTCAAGGGCGCGACCAACGTCCCGGGCCCGCTGCTCGATCATGGCCGCGTCATCGTCGCCAAGGTCCCCGGCGTGTTCGCCAAGCCCGCAACGGCGGCCAAGCTGTCCGCCACGACCATCGTTTACGTCTAAGAAAGGAGTGACTGAAAATGGCACTTTGGACTGATCTCATCACGTCCGCCGAGGCTACGGGCTACGTGCGCGCCGCACTGGCTGACCTCGAAATCAACCGCACGTCGCTGGCCCGCTGGCTGCCGAACGTTGAAGTCTCAGACATCACTGTTCGATTCCGTAAGGGGCAGGCCGGTTTCGTTCAGGAAGCCGAGTTCCGCGCATTTGACGCCGAGCCGAGCATGGCAGGTTCCTCTTCCGGCCAGCGAGTCACCCTCGAACTCCCTGCGCTGGGCCAGAATCGCCCGGTATCCGAGTATGACCAGCTCCGTCTGCGCAACGCTCCGGATCAGCTGCTCCGTGATTCGATCTTCAAGGAGATCTCCAACGCGGCCCGCGCCGTAGCTGATCGCATCGAGCGGCTGCGCGGCACCGTGCTTTCCACGGGCAAGGCGACCATCAACCAGGGCAACTACATCTCCGATGATGACTTTGGGCGTTCTGGCGCCCATAACGTCACGGCAGCGTCGCTCTGGTCTGACACTGCGGTAAGCCGACTGGCTGACCTGAATGCATGGTCCGACGTTTACCAGGCGTCGAACGGCGGCATCTCTCCGGGCGCCATCGTTACGTCCCGCCGCGGGTTCCGTGCGCTGGCATCCGGCAAGGAGTTCGCTACCCTGCTGGCCAATGGCGCTACCCGTCCGGGCCTTGAGGCTGACGTGCGCGGCATGCTGACTGCTGCTGGGCTGCCGGAACTGTACATCTACGACCGCTCGACCTCCACTGGCCGCGTGATCGCCGATGACAAGCTGATGTTCCTGCCGGCGCCCGTTGACCCGCAGTCTGGTCAGTCCGAGATGGGCTCGACGTTCTGGGGCCAGACGCTGACCTCGATGGATTCGAACTACGCCATCGAGCCGTCCGAACAGCCGGGCGTCGTTGTCGGGCTGTACAAAAATGAAAAACCGCCGATGATCGTCGAGGTTGTCTCGGATGCCATCGCACTTCCCGTGCTGGCAAACGCGAACCTGTCATTCGTGGCCAAGGTTCTCTAGTTGACCGCTGGGCGGCGCCCTGAGCCATGAGCTCGGGCGCCGTTCGGCCCCAATCTTTAGGAGTCAAAATGGCGACTTTCGCCGCTTATGTAATCGTCCATGGCGACGCCGGCCCTGTGCAGTTCGCCCCCGGCGACGACGTTCCGGACTGGGCTGACAGCCTCGTTGGTGACCACGTACTGACCGAGCCGCGGGAAGAGGTGGAGACGGAGCCGGAAGTGCCCGTCGTCCCGCCCGTCGAGCCGCCGGCAACGCCAGCCCCGGAGGCCGTTGAGCCGGAATCGCCTGATGTCCCTGACTTCACTGGCACCAAGCCGCAGGCCCAGCGCCGCGCCCGGAGCTAAGCCGATGGCGGCGGACTACGCAACGGTGGCTGACCTCAAGCTGCACTGGTCCGCGCTGCCCACCGCGGGCGAGATCGAGGCGCAGCAGAAGCTCCACGAGGCGTCGGTCGAGGTCCGCGGCAACTTCCCGGACCTTGACGCCACGATCATCGCCGGGAGTATGGATCCGGACATTCCGAAGCTCGTTGTCTGCCGCATGGTCAAGCGGTCCATGGATGTGTCGGCAGATGCCCCCGCGTCCGGCTTTGAGTCGGTCCAGTTCGGCAGCGGCCCATTCTCGATGGGTGGCAAGATCTTGAACCCGGACGGCAATCTGTACCTGACGGCCGCCGATAAGCGGCTGCTGGGCAAGTCCCGTCCGCAGCGCAAAGCATGGACTATTCACGTGGGGGTCTGATGGGCATCGTTTCGAGGTTCCCCAAGTCGTGGCGCACTGATGTTGTGGTGCTCCGCGGGGGCGGCCGTGATGCGAAGGGCAACCCGTTGCCGGCGCAGGAGATCCCGGTGAAGGATTGCATTGTTGGTGCGCGGGCTACGTCGGAACCGTTGGACAGGTCGGACGTGGTCGATTCCACGGCGGTTTTGTATCACGACCCGGAGCCTGGTCTGATGTTCCTTGCAGCTGACCGTATCCGGGTTCCAGCTGGTGCGCGGATGGCTGGTGAGTGGTCAGTCAAGGGCCGCCCCGGGGAATGGCCGCAGGGCTGGGAAGTCGGATTGGAGCGTGCCTGATGGCGCTGCGTAAGGTTCCGGGGTCCAGGTCCTACAAGGCTGACGACTCCGGACTCCGCGAGATCGGCACATCATCCGCCGTCGGCGATGCGACCTTGGCGGCCGCTCAGCGGCTTGCTGGCAACTCTCAGGCTGTGGGGCGCGGCGAGTACTCAGCGGCTCCATCCACCGTCGTTGCAGGCTGGGCCAACGAGCGCCGAGCCGGGGCTGTAGTCCGCGAGTCGCGCCCGGAATGGCGGGACACGAGGGACGCGATTCTGTTGCGCGTGGCTGCCTCGATGAAGGTGAGGGGTAAATGATCGACGCCCTAATCTTTCCCGACGCCAGGGACGCGCTTTTCGACTTGATCGACGGGGCGACTCACCTGGGCCAGCCAGTCCGCGCCGTCTTCCAGCTACCTGCCGACAAATTAGGCGCCCTACTGGGCCCGTTCCCGCTGGCGCTCATCTACACGAGTGGCGGGACGCAAGGATTCGTGGATCAGGTGGACCGGGCAACAATCGAGGTCTACGCGCCGGGTCAGCAGGCGGTGGAGACGCTGAAATCGATTAGCGCGTCAATCCTCGGGACCGACATCGAAACCCCCGCCGGATTCATTGACAGCATCGAGCCGGACATCAAGCCAGACGAAGTGCCTTATCAGTCCGACACCCTCAATAAGGCGTCCGCGACTTTCCTTGTCACCGCACGGCCCCTCTAAACCCCGTTCGGGGAACTAACCAACTCTGAGCCCTTGAAAGGGGTCTATTTTGCCTACCTTCGACACACAGCGCCAAGACGCCGACAACCGCAACCTTGTACGGAAGATCCAGAAAGCCATCGCCTTCCTGGCCCCCAAGTCTGTGGCACTCCCGACCACGCTCTTCGCCGCCGGCGGCTCCCTCATTGATCTCAAAACTCTCGGCTGGCTGCCCATCGGCATCGTCACCCCGGACGGCTACGAGTTCGGGCGAGACATCAGCAAGTCCGACGTCGCCGCACTGGGCTACGCTTCCCCGGTCCGATCCGACGTTGACACGGTTGCCCGCTCCGTCAAGGTGACTCCGCTGGAAACCGGCCGGAAGCACATGCTGGAGCTGACCTACGGCACTGACCTGTCTACCGTCTCGCAGACGCTGGCCAACGGCGAGATCGTCTTTGACGAACCCGACCTCCCGGTTGGCCAGGAGTACCGGCTGCTCATCATCGGCTCCGACGGGCCGGCGTTGAATAACTGGATCCTGGGCCGCGGTTACGGCGCGGTGAAGCTGGCCGCTACCGACTCGCAGAAGTGGGGCACGTCGGACCCGGTCCAGCAGCCGCTGACCTTCGACGTGTTCACCGACGTCGAGATCGGCGTGCCCGTGAAGCACTACATCGGCGGCACAGGCGCCGTGGCCAACAAGACGGTCATGGGCTTCACTCAGGGCTCCTAGCCCCTCCAATCTCGGTGCGCGCCGTTCTCTGGGTGGCGGCGCGCACCGTTCCCACTTACGCCCACATTTTCTAAGGAGCCGATATGTCCCCGAAGTTCACAAAAGGCAATCTGACCATCGAAACAACCGTCCCGACTGAAGCTGCCGAGCTGCGCCGCGACGGATTTATCGAAGAGAAAGCCGAAGCCGCCAAGGCCGAAGCGCCCAAGCCCACCAAGTAACCCACCCCCTCACACCCGGAGGTAACACCATGGCTGCAATCGATAAGCCGACCGTCCACCTGTCCCTCTCCGCACTCCGCAAGGAGGTAGCCAATCCGGACCCGTTCCGTGTCTCGCTGACCGGATCCAAGGTCATCACGTTCCCCGACCTGTTTGCCCTGGAGTCCACGGAGGCCGAAACCGTTTTCGGTTCGCTGTCCCGGAATGCGAGCAACTGGGAGGCGCTCGATAAGTGGCTCTCGAAGGCTGACACCGCGACGCTGCGCGCTGAGAGGCTGTCCGTCCGTGAGCTCGCCGCCGTCGTCCAGGCTGCGATGAACTACTACGAGCAGACTGTCGGCACTCCGGAAAAAGACACCGCCTCCGCGAGCTGATCGCCCGCTACCGCCGCGAGATCCGCGCTGACCTCCTACGGGAATTCGGCGTCGATCTCGCGGAATGGTATGCGGCGGGCCGGTGGGTGGCATTGCTCGAGCTGATCGACATGCTGCCAACCGCCTGCCGGCTCAACGAGGCTATAGCGAACGACCCGGCATCGGCGCGGCTGTTGGCCGAAATGAGCGATGCCCGCTCCGACGATGCCGACCCATGGTCACCGAGGCTCTCCGAGTATGACCTCCACGCCACAATCCAGCGCGAGATCCTGCACGCCATCAAGTCACTGGCATCCATCACCGTGGCCGCCGCCGGTTCAAGGCCCGGCGAGCAGACGCCATTCCCCGCGCCCGTGACCGAGATTGACCGCGCCATGAAAGCAATGGCCCGCGACTGGACAGAAGATTTCGTCCAGCAGTTCGGGTTCTCGAAAGAGGACCTCTGACAACTCACTAGGAGGCCCCAGTGCCCACCATCGGCGTCGCGGAAATCTTGATCTCTCCGTCATTCAAGGGCCTCCAGCAGACCGTTGGCCGCGAACTTGACGGGGTGGGCGAAGCCGCTGGCGACAAGGCCGGCAAGGGCTTCGGCAGCAAACTGACTGGCGCCGTTTCCGGATTCATGAGCGGGGCCCTCAAGACTGCCGGGATCTCCGGCGGCCTTTCGGTAGGAGCCGCATTCGGCACCGCCCTGTTCAAGGGATTCGGCCGACTGCAGGCCATCGAGGAGGCTAAGGCCAAGCTCACCGGCCTAGGTCACGACGCTTCGTCAGTTACGCAGATCATGGCTGACGCCATGGCCGCCGTGAAGGGCACCGCTTTTGGTCTAGGTGAGGCTGCGACCGTATCGGCTTCCATAGTTGCTTCCGGCGTCAAGCCGGGTAAGGAACTTGAGGGCACGCTGCGGCTCGTCGGTGACGCGGCGACTATTGCCGGGACCGACATGACGTCCATGGGCGCGATTTTCGGAAAGGTGTCAGCCTCCAACAAGGTCCAGGGAGATACTCTCGCGCAGCTCGCGGACATGGGCATTCCCATCGTCCAATTTCTGAGCAAGGAACTTGGCGTCTCTGCCGAGGAAACCTACAAGCTCGCCTCCGCTGGAAAGATCAACTTTGCCCAGTTCGCCTCCGCCATGGAAAAGGGACTCGGCGGGGCTGCTCTCAAGTCCGGCGATACCCTCAAAGGCGCCTTCAAGAACACCATGGCTTCCGTCGGTCGTATCGGCGCCTCCCTCCTGTCGGGCGTCTACCCAAAAATTCAGCAGTTCTTTTCCGGCGCCATCGAATGGCTGAAGCCGCTAGAAGAGGGCGCGAAAATTGCTGGTGCTGCGGTCGGGTCATTCCTCGATAAAGCAATTTCGGGAGCCCAGGGGCTTTATGACCTGCTGGTGAACGGAAACTACTCGGGACTCCTCTTCAACGCATTCGGATGGAACGAGGACTCTAAGCTTGTCGATTTCCTCCTGAAGGTACGCGATAGGGCGCAGGGGCTCTATGACCTGATCATCAAGGGCGACTACACCGGAATGCTCTACAGGGCGTTCGGCTGGGAAGAGGATTCCCGATTTGTGGACTTCCTCCTGACCGTGCGCGAAACGGTTCTGAAAATCCCAGACGATCTCGGGAAGGTCATAGATTCGGCCAAGGACGTGGCCAAGTGGCTGTGGGATATGCGCGAGCCCATTGGCATCATTGCCGGGCTCATCATCCTCACGCTGATCCCGCACTGGGTTGCACTCGGTATCGAGGCGCTAGCTTCTGCGGGTAAGCAGAAGATCGCGTGGATGATGACCCGCATTGAGGCGACCAAGGCGGCATTTGTTCATTCGTGGGCTGTTACGGCGATGGTCGGCGGCTGGATTGCACTAGCCGGCGCCGCTATCGCGTCTGGGGCTGAGACTGCCGCTATCTGGCTCATGTATCAGTGGGACTCAGTCAAGGCCGTGGCGGCGATGGCCGTTGCGAAAGCTGCAATTGTTGGCCACTGGATTGCCATGGCTGCCCAGACAACAATTCAGGCGGTCAAGATCGCGGCGGCATGGGTTGTTGCGCTGGGTCCAGTTGGTTGGGCAATCGGCATTATTGCCGCCCTTGTGGCTGGCTTTGTGTGGGCCTACAACAACGTCGGCTGGTTCAAGGATGGCGTGGATGCTGCCATGCATGCGGTTGGCGACTTCTTCAACTGGCTCTATACGGACGTCATCAAGCCCGTTTTTGATGGTATCGGCGCGGTGATCACTTGGGTTTACGAGTCCATCATCAAGCCGGTATTCGATGGAATCGCCGCGGCCATCGGTTTCGTTGGCGACGTCTTCAACTGGCTGTATGTGAACGTCCTGAAGCCGGTTTTTGATTCTGCAGCTGTGATCATCGGCGGATTCTATCTGTTCTTCCGTGGCATCGGGCAGCTCGTCGCGTCCGTCGTGACTTACCTCCTGGTTCCGCTGTTTATGTTCTTCTGGAACAAGACGATGGAGGCGTTCAATGCCATCGGCGCGACGATTTCCGACTGGTGGAACTTCGCTGTTGGCATTTTCAATGGCGTCGTGGGCTTCATCCGTGACGTGTTCTCGGCGGTGTTCACGTGGCTCTACGAGAGCATCATCAAGCCCGTTTTTGACGGCATTGGGGCGGCTATCAATTGGGTGTGGCTCAACGTCCTGAAGCCGACGTTTGACGCCTGGGTGAACGTGTTCACTGTCGTAATCCCGAATGCCCTCAACTGGCTGTACCTGAATGTCATCAAGCCGGTATTCGATGGCATCGGGGCCGCGATCAACTGGGTTTGGCTCAATGTCATCAAGCCAACGTTTGACGGGATCAACTCGGCGCTGAACTTCATGGGTGGCGTGTTCACATGGCTCTACAGCAATGCGATCAAGCCAGCCTTTGACGGTATCGGTAACGCGATCAAGTGGGTCTGGGAAAACATCATCAAACCCGTGTTCGATACGCTCTCGAACTTCATCACGAAGACCATTCCTGACGCTTTCAATCAGGGCGTGGACTTCATCAAGACGGCGTGGGATCGCATAATCGAGATTGCCAAGATGCCGGTGAAGTTCGTCATCGATACGGTCATCAATGACGGCCTGATCGGGGCGTTCAACACCATTGCAGGCATCCTCCCGGGCATCGACAAGCTGCCGCGGGTGGCACTCCCGGCCGGGTTCGCTGACGGTGGCTATACGGGCGACGGCGGTAAGTATGAGCCTGCAGGCATCGTGCACGCTGGCGAGTTCGTCTTCACGAAAGAGCAGACACGCCGGGCTGGCGTGGCGAACCTCTATGCCATGGCCGGGGCGTTGGCCGGCTACGCAAGGGGCGGGCTGGTCAATCCGTTGCGCAACGCGGTCATCTCGCAGCCGTTCAGCAGTTCACACAATGGAATCGACTTCGCAGCTTCGACGGGTACACCTGTTGGGGCTGCAGGGCCGGGCCGTGTGTCTTCTGCTGGATGGTCCCAGGGTGGTGGCGGTAACGAGATCCACATCGACCACCCGAACGGGCTGCAGACGTGGTACGCCCACCTGTCATCGTTCGCTGTGAAGCTGGGCGACATGGTGAGCGGAGGCTCACGGATTGGCGACGTCGGTTCCACCGGCAATTCCACCGGCCCGCACCTGCACTACATGGTGCTCAATGGTGGATGGCCGAACTACACGGACCCGGCGCCGTATCTCGACGGTGGTGGCTCCGGTGGCTGGAATCCAATCACGGGGATCATCGACGGGCTGCTGGCCAAGTTCAGGGATGCCTTCCCCGGCGCCGGGATCATGGCCGACATGGCCATCGGCGTCGGCAAGAAGGTCCTGACAACTGTTGCCGATTTCGTGAGCGGTGGCGGCGGCAAGGATAAGGGCATCGGCTCAACCGGGCTGCCGTACCTGCACGACAACGGCGGCGTCCTGAACCCGGGGCTGTCCTCCATTGTGAATGCCACCCGGAAGCCTGAGGCGATCCTGAACGCGCAACAGTGGTCCGATATTCACCGGCTGGCTACCAGCGGGCAGGTTGGCGGCCGCGGTGACGTGATCTTCAAGGGCAATGTCGGATGGGACCCGCACGAGGTAGCCCACGCAATCGAAATGAAGCGTCGGGACACGTTCGCCGCTTTCGGAATCTAGGGAGGTCACTTAGTGGGTATCGCTTACGCCATCCCGTACATCCCGCCGGCACCACCGGCCCCGCCGTGGCGAGGCATCAGCCTCTCATGGCGG